TTGACCGTCTAAACTACTATCAAATATTTCATCTAACATTAATAAATTACAAGATATACTATTCTTCATTTTTGCAATGGCTCGCCATGTAAATAACAAGGCAAGATTTATTCTCATCTTTTCACCTTCGCTAAATGAAGCATATGTAAACTCGTCTCGATATCTAGAACGTATTGTTTCTTTAAACTCACCATCTAATTTAAAGTTAACAAAGAAATCCATACTTGCAAGATACTTGTTAATTAATTGATTAATGATTGGTAGATATTGTTTAATGACTTTTGTTTTAATACCTGAATCCATTAACATTGTTTTGGCTGCTTGTAGATAATCAAGTTCTTCAGCTTTAGATAACTTGTTCTTTTCTTTTATAGATTGTTCTTCTTCTAACTGTTTTAATTTACCTAATGCCTCACCATCTTCACTAGATTGTTTTTTAAGTTCTTCTATCTTATGTGTTAATTTTGTGTTAATATTGTTAAGCTCTACTTTTGATTGACCAAACTTAGCAATATCAATTTCTGTTGTTCGCATATCTTGTTCAATACTTTTTATCTTGTTTAATCTATTAGATAATGTTTGTATTTCTTTTTGTACATCTTCTAGTGCTTGATTCCATTTCATTAACTGTTTGTTATTGTCTGTAATCATTTCTTCTTTATTAGATAATACTTGTTTACATGTAGGACAGTTATCATTGTCTTCATAAAACTTTTTATGTTTATTACATGATGTTAGTTTACTTTGAAATTGTGCTTGAAAGTTTAATAACTTGTCTGTCTTTTTATTAACACCATCTTTATCATTTATAGAATCTTTAAGTTTTTGTATTTCATGTTGTAATCCTTGTATATGTGTATTGTATTTGTCTATGGCATTTTTATTGTGTTCTATCTTTTCTATTTCACCTTGTATTTCTACGTCTGATCTATTACTTAAATTATTAATATATTCTTTTTGGGTATCTATTTTATTTTGAACAATATCTAATTCTCTTAGTATATCTTTGACTTGTTCATCCATTTCTTTTATTCTTATTTTTGTCAACATACTCATTACAGAAAAAACTTTAATATCAAGTATGTCTTCAATAATCTCTCGTCTGTGTGCTGTCTTTAATTCCATGAAAGGCACAAAGGTAGAAGCACCAAGAATAACGACCTGAGTAAAACTACGATAGTTAAATTTAAGTATTTGTTGTTCTAATTGTTTTTGATAGTCAGCAATTGTAGCGTCTTGATTAAGCAATTCATCATTTAAATATATTTCAAATATGTTTGGTTTAATACCTCGTCTTATTTTATAACGATTAGAAGATATACGAAACTCTAACTCAACCTCTGTCCCGCCAAGATTAATACTATTGATTAATTGATCTTTCTTTATTTCTCTAAAAGGTTTATTAAACAAAGCAAAACATAGAGCGTCTAGTATAGTTGATTTACCTGCACCGTTATGACCTACAATTAATGTAGTAGAATTATCATTTAAATTTGTTTCTAGAAAACTATTACCTGACGATAAAAAGTTTTTCCATCTTATTTTTTCAAATATTATCATATCTCTAAATCACCTGCTTCTGTGTATAATGATTTCATTAATACTTTTAATCTAGGTTTTTCTAAATCAGTTTCTAATTCATCAATATAATTATCTAGTAGTGTCGGAGTATCTTCACTTTTCTCAACAATATCATCTGCTACAGTTGAAGCGTCAAGGTCTGAATAATCTTCTATGATCTTTATATCATGTACATTTGTTTGTTTATAGAAACCATCAATCCATTTATCAAACAAATAATAATCTTTTTTCTTTTCTACAATTATTTTAAGATATTTGTTTTCATATGGATTGTAATCAAAATTTTTATAATCATTAGTTTCATCATTGTAATATATCTTTTCATGTATTGTAAGAGGGTTTACAATTCTTTCTAATTCTCTTGTTTCTGTGTCTAGTATATGAAAACCCTTAGGACAATTATAATCATGCCAAGTAAATTCATATTGACTACCAAGATAAAAAACTTGACCATCATCAGATTTTTTATGAAAGTGACCTGATATAACTTTTTCAAATCTACGAAATAGTTTTTTATCTAAACCACTATCAGAAAATGCACCATTATGCATTTCAAAACCTTTTATTTCTAAATGACCTAATACAATGTCAGCACTTTCTTGTTCTAACATCATTGTTGTTTTTTCTATATTATCTGGTGTTACCCATGGTATAAACAATATTCTCGTACCACCTCGTTCTACTACTGTTGGATCAGCATACACATGACCCCAATCCATAAGTTCTTGTGGAGAGTTTATCTCATTTGTATTCTTGTAATAAGTATCATGATTACCAACAATAATATCAACATGTATATCTTTTAAACGATTTACAAATCTATTATTGAAATCAGATAATGTTTTAAAATTAACAAACTTACGTCTATCTAATACATCACCTAGATGTACAATATTTTTAATATTATGTTCTTCTAGATATGGAAAAAATATGTTTTCCCAAAATTTATAGAAGTAGTTTGCATAGTTAGGGTTATCATTACGAGCACCAAAGTGTGTATCGTTAATTAATGCTATCTTCATAGTTACATAAAAAATTCTAGTTTAGTTGTTTTCTTTCTTTTTAATAATTTTGGTTTTTCTTTCTTTTCTGGTTCTTGTTCAATAATCATATTCTTTCTTAAAAAGTCAGCATATGAATTTTGATATTCTTCATTATCGCCTTCTTGTCTAACTATTTCATCTAGTCCAGATTTCATTATGAGTTTTTGTTTAATTGTTGTTTGTTTCTTTTCTTTTTGTATTCTTCTTATAAATGCGTAATATATTATTTGTGTAAAGTATGCGAATGGATTATTAGATTTTTCAGGATCGAAGTTTGCTACATAAGTTAAACAATTTTCGATACCATCAGATATCATATCTTCTTTGTATGTGTAGTTTATAAAATTTGGTCTGTAAGATAAGTGGTTTGCAATTTTAAGAAAACACTCACCTATGTAATTACTAATTGGTGGGTCTTTTCTATTTCTCTTTCTTGCGGATAACACTTTCTTACGATACTTTTTCATTTCTTCTAGAAACACTTTATTATCAACATAGTGCTCTCTAGCTTTCTTTTGTAATTTTACCGTCATAGTATTACTCCTAATTCTTTTGCTATAATATCAGGATGTAGTGTTTTTGTCAAGGGTTATATACAACATTTTGATGATTATTTTTTTTTTGATTTTTGCCTTTTTTTGCCTTGACAAAATATAATTCGCTTGATATAATCCGGTATGTCCGGTTTGCATAAAGACTTTATTTAGTTAGCTTTAATCTTACCTCGTAAGTATTGTAACGTTTCCCAATAGTCTTCATCTGACATTTCTTCCATTACTTGTTCAAATGATTTCTCATGTTGTTCTTTACTTGCAAGAGGTTTCAATTCTTTTTTTATTGTAGGGTATAAACCCAATCTAACATTATTGTAGTATTCTGTCAAGTTTTTATTTGGTACAGCAATCGACATTATATGATCTTTATGTACTGAATATACTTTGTCTATTGTCTGAAATATCCAAGGTGTTAGCGACATTCTCTCATCTACAAAATATGATTTATCATCTACAGGACTTTCATGTACCCGTATTCTGTACGGATCAGTTAATCGTAAAAAATCAGAACCCTCTGTATAATACAAACCAGCAATCACTTGATGACCACTACTTAACATAATAACTCTTGGGTTTATTGGATTAGTCTTCTTTTCTTGTTTCTTTTCGTCCATAATATTATTTATCCTATATCAACATGGTCAAGTTCATAGTCAAATTCTTGTTCAGAATATATGTTTATTCTTTCCATAAAATGACCAAGTGTGAAGTTTCTTTTATCTTTATATGAAAAATCGTCTGATATATCGTACACTTTAGCAGTATCTTTTTGTTCGCCTAATCTTAAACCTCTACCTATACTTTGTAATACTCTTATAGGTGATTTAGTAGGGCTAGCAAAAATAATGTTGTGTAGATTACGAATATTGATACCAGTGCTAAAGGTGCCGTAAGAAGCGACAATAATCGTGTTGTCCAACTTTTCTGTGATTGCTCTAATTCTTTCTCTGTCATCTGTTTCTGTTCCTCCGTAAACAAAAAATACTTTACGGTTTTTTGATTTTACCTTTATTTGATCATGTAAAGGTTTTCCATGTTTTTCAACATACTGAAATAGAACTAGAGTATTACCTTTCTGGTCGAGCGCCAGATTAGTTAAAAACTTATTTCGTCTTTCGTGTGTAACTATATAGTCCATTTCATCTTGGAACTTAACATTTTTTATTTGGATACATTCTTCTTTTGGGTACTTTAAAATCAAACATTGTATTTTAAGATTAGCAAGTTGTTTCTTATCTATTAACTCTCTTGTGGTAGTGACATTATGCACTCTACCAAACAAACCCTCTAACACCAATTTATGCACCTTACTATCATCTAATGTACCAGTTGTGCCTATACGATATTTTGCATTTATACAAGCAGTCATAATTTTTTGCAATTCTTTAGATTTGTATAGATGTGCCTCATCACCCACAACACAATCAAACCTTTCAAAATACTTTTTATCAAAAGTGGCAAGTGATTGCCATGTAGATATAACAACAGGTTTACTGTCATCTATTTCATAACCATAATATTTTCTTTGAACAAACTTCTCTGCCTCCCAACCATAGTCTTCAAAGTCTTTATACATTTGTTCT